GACTAGTCTGTTTAACTGGACCAGTAGTACCACCCCCACTCGGCTCTCTTTCAATTGCAAATTCTTCAGTTCCAGTCGTAGTAACCGTAAGAGTATTTGATGATGGAGTGAATCTTCCCGTTCTTCGTACTTCACTGATTTCTATACCATCAATAGATGTTATATTCTTTTCTGGAATTTCATATACAGATACATTCTTACTCGTATCGTGTGTTGTTAATCCATTTGCTTGTAATTGACAAATTATTTTTGGAAATCCAGTAATTTCATTATTCGTACCACCTATAAGAGTACCATTAGTTCCATATAATGCCAAACAATTAACTTTAGCTAAATCAGCACCTTCGACTGCTTCTATATCAAATAAATAAATATCAAGTTCTCCAGGTATTCTTGGATTCTTTCTTATATCCCTTATCCGAGCAGTACCACGTTTGAATGCATATCGATTTCCATTTTGCCCATGACCAGCAGCAGAACCATAGAATTTTCCAACAGTATTAACACCTTCGGATTGATCTGTATGGATTTCACCAAGAACAACCAACCAATTTGGTGAATTGGTTTGAGTACTTGCAAATTGCATAAACTCATCTCGTTCAGCTGTACTGGGATCCCATTGAGTACTATATGCACCATCTAACATACCATAAGTAAATCCAGCTTCTTGTGTAGGAAATGTATCCATAAGATGGGAATTATACAATCTCTTATTGTGTTCACCAGTGATATCCGTAGTAACATAAGTACCTATATCTGCATTCATACCTGATGATGGAATCTTTATCACATCAGTGGATTCTCTTGTCTTATCAACCTTCAACCATGTCGTATCATTCGTTTTTACTGTCTTACCATTGATTACTGCACACCCTGCACCAATACCAATCTCTAAATCTCCCTCATAGGTAGTCGTTTGGGCACCTGCAGTTGGTGTATTCCTTCCAGTCAAACCATTTCTATCCGTCAATGTACTTGAATATTCTCTGATTTGAATATCAAAATCATCTACTATGTAATTACCATTTTCGTTGTAATCACGGTCATTGTATTCTATATCCGTGACGATTGATTCCACGAAATTATCATGTTTCTGAATAACACCACTGACTACTCTACATACTTCCACAAACCCTTGATTGTTTGCAGTTACTGTATCCGTCAATATTCTTTTTGCAAGAGTAAGTGAAATCTTGTACCTATGGGCACCAGGTGCAAGGTAATTGGTTGTTCCTTGTGCATTGTCATTCAGTGTAGAATCCGTACTATTATCAACAAAGGATTCACCCACTGTAAATCCGATTCTATATGATGGTGTTGTGGTGTATTTGTCGAGTACCAATGCTTGTGCAGTCACATTTACCATATGACCGTTTATGTAATATACTCCACCTCCGACTTGTGCAACCGAACCTGTTCCTGTTATTGCAGTACTAACACCTGCAATTCGACCAACCGTACCCACCGCATACTCAGTTCCAACTTCCCTTAATGATTCCGTATCAGAAAATGCACTCGTAGCACCATTCCCATCTAGATAAGAGACAAAAAGTGTCAACGATTCGGTAGTTGTTTGATCAGAAACCGCAATTACCTTTGCCTTTATGTATCCATTGGAATCTTCTATAGTTTTTCCAGGTAAGTTAGCTAACGTTATGTTCGTATTGAACCCAGTTGTACTTGTAGACAACTGAACATAACTGATATCCTTCCGTATTATGATTTCTCCTGGAACTAAATTATTACCATTTTCTAATATTGCATCCGTACCTTTTGAAATCTGATCTTGCAATATTGTTTGTAATTGTGTAAGTTCCCTTGCTTGTACCGAAAACGTTGGTCTAAAAAGTATCTTATGATAATTCTTAGATGCATCAAAATCATCGTAGTAAGGACTTACGTTTATATTTTTCGTAGCCATTTCTTACCCCTAAAATTCTATTACTAAATCTATTTTGTCTGTCTGATTAGATGCCCTTACAGGATAATATGGTGAATCTTCCAATGCATCCAAATTATCTATGTAAATGATATCCCCTGTATCTCGTATTATGTCGTAATCCACTAATGCCGTACCACTATCCAAAGTTATAGTTACACTTACATCCGTATTTGTATCATCCTTTATGGTTGCCGTCAAATTACCACTGTTATTGAATGCTGTAGTCGAGTAATCTGGTATTATGTATATCAGATCGGATGTGGTATTCACATGAACTATTTTCCCAGTTGCATTTGTTCCTGCTTGTGTTACTGTTACATCCTTTGCATTATCTGCAGCCAACTCCGTTTCCGTAAAAGTCCCAGGACTTATAGTTGAATACTCCAATGCAATCCTCTGATCCTTCACCGTTGCATCTGCACGTTCACCCGATACCAATGCATTCGTCCCAGTATCGATGGTATCTCTACTACCAGTAACCCCCAATGAAGTAGTTTTCACATTAGGTATACTTATAATTCCAACTTTTCTATAATCGTTATCTATATAAATACCACCTTCTGACAATTCATCATTGATGAAATTCACAAGTACCATTATATAATGTCCTGATAATTCTGTTACTGCATCCCAACCATGCCCACCTCTTGGTGATAAAACTGCACTTAAATTTGTATTAGCAGTTCCAGCAACCCTAACTTCAGACACATTAGTGTATCCAGTACCTGCATTTGTTATATTGAAATACCTATCAGTTGTAGAAGTGTATGTTATAGTTGCAGCAAATCCACTTCCATCACCTACTAACGTGATTGCATCTCCATTATTAGCAGTAGTCAAACTACTATGTTCTATACCAGTAATATGATTCACCGTACCACTGATTGCATTTTTCTGTATATCCCACTGATGTGTACTATCGTCTGATGTCAAAGTTTCTATGGGTAACCATGTACCACTTGTACCTACCCATTTATCCCAATCCGTCTGTGATATACTGTACATATACTTCCATACATAACCATCAGTTTCTCTAGATGGTTGTGTACCAGCAGTAGAAGTAGATGTTGGTTGTACCGTACTTGCCGATACTTCATCGTTATCCAAACATTTATATACATATTTGGTTCCACTCACTGATGTATTATTTCCAGTTGATCCAGTAACAACAAAATAAGAATTATCGGCATCACCATCTGCAACATTGGTATAGGTAGATAAATCTACCGAATCCGAATATCTATTATACACTGTTCCAGTAGTCCACTCATGAAAACGTGTGACATAGGTGACATCTGCAGGTAATATCTTTTTCAGTGCAAGTATTTCGTTATACAGTGATATTTCTTCACTTCGTTTATTGGTTGGAGTAATTGTAGCTGCATCAGGATTCGCATCGTCTGCACCATATGAATCAATCTTTGCTAAAAACACATACTTATTTTCACTTGTATCTGCAAAGGATTCCTTGAACAACCTTGCATTTAGATGACTAAATTTCTTCGTTAATAGAACTGACATTGTTTATATCCTATGTGTATTATTATTAGATTAAGATGGTACTGAACCCAATGATGACAAAGAGGCCACCATCGAAACCATAGAAGCCCCCTTATAGGGGGTCTTCAAAAAGGGGGGTCGGAATGAACCTCATATCTACCCCAATACTTGAGTCCTGCTGGATGTACCATATTTTCGATAACCTTACTCCAGGTTTCCACCATCACGTTCACATCTATCAGATATGAGTACTCTTGATAGTATTTATTATCTCGTATTTTATGAACACCATCTAGTGTATTTGTCATATCTAGATAGGCATCATCTGTAATAAGAGATCCCAAAGTAAGAGATCCAGTAGCCCTAGTATACGGAGTCGATTTGGCGGTAAATTCCAACGTGTCCGATATTGTATAGTTTATTCCAGGTTCGTATATTTTTACGTTCCTAATGGAACCAATAGGATTCCCAACTGGCCCAAGTGCATTAAGAACACCAGTAGTGTTTCCAGGAGTGTACACATATGGAGGGAATGTATAATTCACACCCCCATCTATGATTTCAATATCCTGTATACCACCACTATCCACACTCTTTATGGTAGCAATTGCAGTTTGATCACATGCATCATATTGTCTCTTGATTCTAAATGTATCACTACCATTTGTCGTGATTACCTCAGAACCATATCCAGTATTACTTGTATGATCTGTGACAAAAACACCGTCTATATCATTAATCCATATTTTATTACTATTACTATCCACCTTTCGTATAGTTGCAGTTGCACCACTTGTTCCCCCAGTTAAGGTTTCACCAGCAGTAAGTGTACCACTTAAATTATAAATATCCAAGAAACTATTTGCAAATCGAATACTATTGGAAGTTGTGTAACTACTTCCCGCTGTTGTTATATAAATTTTTCCTACAGTAGTTTTCTCCAAATCACCTATAGACCAACCAACATTCCACCCAGATGGTTCTGGATTAAAAGTAACGGTATCATATGGATAGTATCCTTGTCCACTTTCGGTAAATGTGACTCCTGATATCCCTGATTTTAATTGACCCCTAAGATGAGTTGTACCATCCGACAAATAAATCCAATTTCCACCTGAATCCTGACCTCTAAAATACTCATCTGCCGAAAACGTACCTACGATAGAATCCTCTAGGAAATCGATTTCCTGTATTGTAATTGTATTATTACTACTGTCCGATATAACATTTTCCCGTATAGATGATACAACTCCCTTGGCTCCAGATGTCTCCCCAACTATAAACTTACCCACCAATGTAGACAAATTACTAGTAACTGTTGGTGTAGTTGCAATTGCTCTGACAAATTTTCTTCTTGTGTAGTCACCACCACTTGGGAAAACAGTTTCTTCTATGGGATAAGTTACCTGTACTGCCTTGTTATACAACATCCTGAATAGGAAATGATAACTCTGTTCGTTTCCCTTAGACTCATAAAACTGTTTAATCAACTTAATATTTTTTCGTGAGTCGGATGCAGTATCATACATGATCCCATTCATAAATTCATTTCGGAAATTCTTCAAAAATCCTACAATAGTTTCATCAATATCCTTCAAACTTTTTAATCGAATCAACGAATTATACACATTCCCAGATTCATCTCTGAGTGTAAGTATATTATCATTCTTGATAGTGTTTATACTAACATTATGATAATCCGTGAGTCTTGGTGCATAACTAATCTCCAACCACTTATAGTAATTCTCCACAAAACTAGCAAACCTAGAGTGATCGAAACTCGATGACAATGGATCGAGATCGTTCTTCACATAGGATGGTAATTGTGATAAAACCAATGAAGAAATTTTCTTTTTGAGATCGTCTTTTTTCATTCTTACGTTGTACTATCTTTTTCCATTACTACCGTTATATCGGAGTCATCTACCGTCAATATTTGCCCAGTTAATGGTTTGATATCTATATTATCGGTAGTTACAGTTAGTTTTATGTAGGTATTACCACTCGTTATAGTGGAAATGTTAATCGGATTTACTACTATAATACCACTCAGATAATCAATTGTACCAACATTATCGGTTATAACCGTATTTGCAGAATCCACCAGTCTTAATACACCAGAGCTATCCCTAAAACTAACCGTAGTTGTACTATCCGTCTGTATAAAAGTTTCAGAAACTATAGTTCCAGACTCCACAGGACTGTTCAACTTGATTGTCCATGCATCAGTCAATGTCGAATTTGTATTAGGTGTCAATCTTTTTATCAATTTAGCAACCGTATAGTTACTCCGAATGGATGTATCACTATCATCAATTGAAGTTGAAAGTTTGGAATGTCTAAATGTATCATTAAACCCATCGAGATTAGTCGATGCATACGATTTTATTGCAGCTATAACACTTGCTTGAACAGTTCCTTCAGGATTTAAAGAAGTCGTGTCATTATATTTGACGGTACTTGTTATTCCAAGAAAGGTATAGTCAGGATCTACTATTGTCGGTGTTATACAGAGAATCTTATTTGGTGCTAATATCTCATCCGTTATATTAAGTTTATCTGCATCCGTAAGTGTATATCCAGTTTGCGGTTTGATTGCAATAAACACCTTACCGTACTCAGGGGGATCATTGATTTCACCACCCCATGTAGAAACTGCAGCTGCATTTGGAAACTTGTTCTGTATGAACGTCTTGTAATCGTTTGCAGTCACGGTTCGTTTTTGCGTCTGAAACGATTTCGGTGCAAAAAACTTCACCGATTCATTGGTTTCTGGAACTGCACCACCCGTAGTAGATGATGTGACCACGACATCAGTAGTGGTTATTCCTCCAGGAGTAATGGAACTTGCCAATGTAAATGCCCTTGTACTAGCTGCATCATTCAGTCCAATACCATTTGCACCTATTCCTGTAGATGTCACATACTCCAATTGTATTATATTACCTGTAGACAATTTCTTACCGAATACCCCATCACCAAAAGTTATCAAATACTTTCCACTTTCTACTTCTTCCAAGAAATAGGTTTTTGATGTTGCCGTAAGTGTCGATATTTCATCAAATTTGGTATACGTTTCTGTACCTGTATCAGTTGCACTATTCTGTACTGTAACAATAAGTGTCGAGAGATCTGCATTTTCTTGTATTTCAAATCGTTGACCTACATTATTAGTATCGACCACATAAGATTTAGTTACCTGTTTTCCCTCGTTCAGTATCACATTTGTTATTGTAAACTCTGTTTGTGAAGCAATTGATGGTATTGTAGAATATGCATTCAATGTAATGAAATTATATGATGTACCATCATCACCAGTTGTAGTAAACTTACTACCTTTGGGAAGGGTATACACTGTATTTAATGAAGGTGCAGTAGATGCGGTCATATTCAAAGTCACAGTTGAAGTTGCACTTTTTGCGGAAGTAGGTACATATCCCAAATGTTTTGCAATAGAAACAATTGAAGTTCGATTGGATGCACTATCCAAGAACATCTCATTGGCAACCATATTAACATAATATGACATATAATGTGTATTGTATGCTAGAACATCCATAAGGATATTCAGTGCAGATCCCTCAAATCCATAATCTTGGAAATCGGACTGTGATGAAAAATAATCCTTAAGATTAGTTTTTATACTATCGAAATCTAATTCTGTTACTCTTAAATTTTCCTTGGCCATATTATCTTATCCGTTCTAATGAAAATTCTAACTCTTGAGTGTCAACTGGATCTGGATTATTCACTATACTATAAAGTATAGTAACTTGATACGTTTGCTCATCCATCGAAATCACACCCACATCTATCAAATTAACTCTAGGTTCATAGGTATTTATACAATCCTCTATGGATTTTGCAATAAGAGCTGCAGTAACAGGACTCGATAATTCAAACAACAAACCACGAACCCCACATGATATTTCTGGATGAAATGGTTTATCAAAACTATCCAACATTATCAATGTTTTTATAGACTGTTTTACTGCATCATTATAGTTCTTTGTTCCTACATCCTTAGTAATCAAATTCTTCGAGAAATTGATATCCAAGTCATTGTACTTTCTAGTTTGTATAAGCATAGTTCATTCCTATGTAACTACGTCCGTTGCCTGTGAAGTTGCAGCTGCAGCTGTTTCTGCTGCTTCTTCTAAATCTGCTGCAATTGCAGCTGCAACAACTACAGTATCCTTCACAATTACATCGGCCATTTTTGTTACCTGTTTTGCAAGTGTCGGTGGAGTAATGTCATTCATAAGACCAATCCCAGGAGGTATTGCCACTGGTAAAGGTACTGGTGATGACCACAACATCGATGAAACATATCCTCCCTTCCCAGGATTAACTATAACACTCCCATCCACAACAACAGATCCCTTTATATATAAATCCCCTGTTACTGTTGCATCAGAATCTATGGTAGTATATCCTGTATCCATTTCTATAATTCCAATACCCCCACCTGTAGTAGTTTTTTCCGTTTTAATAGAAATCGATTCAGTGGATTCCACTACTTTACTCTTACTGATTTCCTTTATATCACCATTTACATTTATATTTAGATCACCATCTATGTGAATATTTTTATCATCTAGTGTTAATTCATAGTTCTTACCTTTGATTTTCACCACTTGTCCACCATCTGGATGTATCTCATAAAAAGATCCAGATCGATGTCTAACCGATATACGTTCTGCACCCTTGGTATCATCTACCTCAAACACATGACCCGACTCACTTTCAGTCACCTTATTATAGGGATATGTAGCTGCATATTTGGTTTCTGGTTCCGATACCAATGGTAATACAAGAGAACTTTTTGTCGAGGAATTAGTACCCAACAACGTACCAGATTTCTCACCCACAGCAAGTTTATGGGTATTCATTTCACCTTCTTCCCTTTCTGTAACTAACAAAGGTTTAGATGGTTTTGTTGTATTGGTTTCTGGGTCGTTGAACCCCTCACTTGGTTTGTTCTTATTGATCATTCCATAATCTATTTGATGTGTCATTACAGGTTCTTGTGCATTCTTACCATCACGGAAAAACCCCATCACCCAAGTACCTTCTCTGGGTCCTGTTGGGGTACTATCTGGTTCTGAAGTTATTGGAGTTGCAGGATATGCCCAAGGTAACGATGTAGTAGGTATTTCATGTTTATCCTCTGTGTGAAATCCAAGTATTCTAACCCTACATCTACCTATTTTCAATGGATCGAGTCTATCCTCAACCACACCTTGCCACCAAACATATTCAAACCCCATAAAATTGTTTGTATTTTCCATATCAACTCAACTCCTTCCGTAATGGTGTAAAGTAAGAATCTTTTACTAACTCCAATACGGTTTCATGTACTCCACCACCAAATATATTCCTCACAGCTAAAACCACATAATTACCAGAATACAATTTATCTTCCGTTATCTCTCCCATAGTAGTACCCACTGTTGGACATTCAAAATAGACCAAATCTCCAGTTCTTCGATTAGGATCTCCTGGGACATTAAGTATAAGTTTGTATGAATTCAACTGTTGTAATTGAGATGTCCGTATTTGTACAGATTTCTCATGATGTGAAGTATCCCTATTGGAAACTGGAATTCCACCATACATTTGATAATGGATTGGTATCATCAACTGATGACTATCGTATTTTTCAATAAAATCATCCACCGTTTCACTCATCAACATGGTAGATTGTTGATTCTGATTTGTGGTATTGGTTGTATTGTTTTCCTCAGTATGAATATAATCATTATAGGTTTCCTTATAATCAAAATCGTATTTTTTATACTCACGTTTTACTATATCATGTGTGATCAATTTACTTCCATA